GCGTTGGTGTTCCAATCAGTGCCCCAAGCGTTATCATCGCCGCCGACTGTCGGCTTGTTGAGGGTGAAGGTTGTGGTTGTCGTGCCCATCTACTTGATCCTCATCCGAAGCGGCGAACCAAAACGGGCCGCCGTTGTTTCTTCTTCGATTTCATTCATGCCCTGCGCCAGCAATCCCGCCCATACGGCAATGCGCGCATCGTCCTTGAGATACGGCGCTGTATGCACCAATGCGCCGTACAGGTACACGTCCGGGCTGTTGGTCAGTAACCAATTCGTATCGCCATCAGCCGACAACGCCGTGATCTTGGCGTAATAGGTGATCTCGCTGGTATAGGACGTTCCAGGCGTTGGAAACAGCTCAATGTCCGTTCCAATGTGGGTGAAATATACTGGCGCGTTTGGCGTGTCGTCGTAGCCTGTCCTATAGCGCGTCAGGTCGTCCATGCTGATTTGCGTCAAAACCCGGATCGGACTGGCGTCCATCGTGATGCGGATCGTCTCCATCCAATCCGCAGGCAACGCCTCGAATTGCGTATTGATTGTCAGGCTGCCCCGCGTGATTTGCCGATGCGAGCGGATCTTGCGGTTGAACTGCGCTTGGGCCAGCGCGACGAAAGCCGGGATGACTGCGGTTAGATCGTCCCGGTTCAGAGTGTCTGCGATGGCCGTCTTCAGCGTGCCAAAGTTGGTGATTGTCATTTCTTCTTCGCCTCATTGCGGGCCGATATTGCTTTGGCCTTGGCTTTGGCATCGGACTTGCTGGACGCTCCCCAGGCTTGCAGCGACTTGAGCAATCGCGTTGGCTCGCCGTCCTTGCGTTCTGGCCCCGGCATGTTGCCCATCCGGGCGAGGAAGGATGCACGGCGCGGATTGTCGCCCGTCTTGACAGGCGGCTTCAGGTTCATTCCCTCGGCCTTGGCAGATGCCCGCCCCTTGGCGTTCAGGCCGCCGCTGGGGTTCTTTCCTTCAGCACGCTGCCATGCCGGGGTTTTCATTTCTTCTTAGCCGTCTTCGCGGATGCTTTGAACGCTGCTGCGGACGGCGCGCCTTTATCACCGGGCTTGCGCATCTTTTCATTGCTGCCCAGCTTGATGCGGCGCTTTTTGGAAGCAATGTTGGCATACAAGCCGTCGCTCATTTCTTGCCGCCCTTCATCATGCAACGGCCCATGGCCTTGCACTTGGCGGGGTTCGGGCAGCCCTTGCAGGGCGTGAACTTCACTGGCTTCTTCATTGCGGAACTCCCAAAAGGCCGCTGGATTGCGGCTGTTGCTGCTGTTCAAGCGCTTGTGCAACGTCAGCTTGGCTTAGGCCAAGCATGGCTGCCGCACCAGCAATACCATATTTGCGCACGATTTCGATGAGGTTTTCGTCGAAGATGACGTAATTGCGGGAGCCGTCGCCCGCCGCGCGTGATCCGGCGTCTAGGTAGCGGATGCCGGGGATGCCTGCTTCGCGGAGCTTTAAACTTGCTTGCGATCTAGCGCGATCCGCAGCAGATGTGAACGGAGTGGCGTTATTTGGTGCTATTATGTCCAAAAGTCTCTGCCCGGATGCCATTCCAGGCGCAGACGGAACAATGCCGCGAACAGCGGATTGGATTGATGGCGTTTGGCCCGCAAGCGGCAAATCCCAATCAAGAAAGTCCTCAGGGTCCGCGTTGATGTTCACCTCATACATGTAGCCTGGGGCTTTAACGTCGCGCACGTCAGCGCCGGAATTTAGGAAGTCTAAGGCTTCACGCATCTTGGATGTTTGATCGGGCGACAGAGAAATCCTGTTCGGCAGGGCACCGTTCAGTTGCTCAGTAAGCATTCGGACCGCACCAGCGCGCGACCCAGCGTCATTAAAATATGCCCTTGCAACGGTTTGCCCGCTTTCAAACGGGTCAGCAAGCGCATCGCGGTAGGACTTTGCGATTCCTTCGTTTTCTGCCGTGTAAAGTCCTCGACCAAAAGCCTGTGCGCCTTCGCCAGTTCCCATCTTATCAATCCGCAAGCGGCCAAGAGGGAAATCCTGCAACACCTCTGCACCAGCAGGAACATCAGGCAGAACGTCAGGCGCACCGACGATGTATTGCGTTGATCCGTCAGGCATCCGCACAAGGCGCTCGGTTGCGAAGTTATGCGGTGAACCTTGATAGGCTCGGATGCCGGTGCTTGCCTCGCCAACGTCACCTAACAAGTTGGCAAAGTTTGAACCCATCATTGGCAACGCACCGCTTTCATCCGCCATGAAATTCCGCGCCGTGTCCGTCACTTGCTGGCGCGTCGGCAGTTCATCAAGAAGGCCGGTGATCGGATTACCACCAGCGCCGCGAATAAACGCCAATGGCGCAAGCGCGGCCATCTCGCTCAATGTCCGGGATGCATCGAACTGATCGGATGCACTGGCGCGCGGGTCGATGATGTCAGCCATAGCATTGCCGCCAGAGTAAAAACCGGGATCGAGGTAAGGCGCAATGGCGCGCAACTTGTCAGGAATCCCGGTTGGCCCCAGGTAGTAGTCAATCTGCTCATCGGCAGCGCCGCCAAATTGCTGCATCGCACCCAGCAGGCCGCGAATAGCGTCAGACGGCATTTCCAGCAGGCTCGGCTGTTTGTTCACCACGCGGTTGCGGTTCTGCGACATGCGATGTTGAGCAACCAATGCATCCAGCATGGATGCATCGCGTTGCCTCTGATCGTTCTGCTCAATCATGTCGCGCCTCCTGCGGATTTCCGCCACCATAGCACATTACAGAACGCCTTTCAAACTTCGCCGCAATGGAGCGCCCCAGTCGTCTTGTGACGGGATTGATGCCTTGAACACTGCAAGCAATCCAAAGGCATCCGCGCCGTGGCTTGCAAAGTCATGCTCTGGCCCCAAACCAATGCCGCGCTTTTCGTCCCGTTTCTCGTGATACCAGCCCAAAGCATCGCGCCCGCCTTCGGTGGTGTCAGCATTGAACCGGATCGACGGGAACAATCGGCGCGTTGCGTCAATCCGCTGCAATGCAGCGCCAGCGCCTTGGTTCTTCACCAGCTCCACCGCAAAGCCTGATTCTCGCAGGTAAGACATGGGCGTGACCGCATAGACCTGATCGTGCTTGCGCCCGTCGTGCGGCAAAACGCATATTGCATCCTCATAATCATTGGCGCGCAGCCAGTTGACGTGCGCCTCGAAGGGCTGGCCGACGGCTTCGTAATAGTTCAGCACTCGCACCTCTGACCCGACGAATTGCGCCACCCAGATTGATGTCGCATCGGATTTGCTGGACGTGCCGCCGATGTCCCAAAACGTGTAGACCTTCATCAGCGGATCGCGCGCCACGAAGCCAATGCGCCGATCTAGATGGGCGTCTGTGAGGTGCTTGGCATAATATGCGCCTTCCAAGACGGTGGCATATTCGCCTTCCCAGATATGGCCATAGCGTTCCGGCTGATTGGCAATGCAATCGCGCCGCTCCTGATCAAGCACGTCGGGAAACCACGGATTATCCGACCAGTTGGCGCGGACCACGCTTGCGCCTGACGGCAGATATGATCCGCGCAATAGCTGGTCAACCGGATCGGTAGCGCGGGCAGGGTTCCAGCTAAACCAAAGCTCAGAACCATCGGCGCGGATTGTTGGGCGCAGCAGGGACAGCGAACGGTCAGATAGCGATTGGGCTTCTTCGACCCATGCGCGGTCAAAGCCTTCCAGCGACTTCACGCTATCGGCGGTGTGATCTTGCATCCCTTGGAATATGATCAGCCCATCGCCTGGCGTCTCGATTACTTCGCGGAATATCTTGAATCCTTGGGCTTCGCCAAGATTGTAGGCTTGGATTGTATCCTCGATCAGCTTTTTGGCCGATTGTTTGAGCGACTTCTGCACTTCTCGGATGCAGACGCTGCGATGGCCTTGGAAGCGCAGATGTTCTTCAACCATCAGGCCAGCAAAGAAGCGGCTCTTGCCTGACCCCCGGCCTCCCCACGCGCCTTTGTATCGGGATGGATCTAACAGCGGCATGAAAGCCGCTGCTGTGGGGATTTGCAGGCGGTTCTTAGGCATCCTTTGCCTGGACGATGACGCGCTCCACCACTTGCGGCGTCATGCTGCCGTCGCTGGATGTGTGGTCGCTCTCGACTTTATCGCGCCAGTCTTCTTTGAAGCGGTTTTTCATGTTAAAAATGTAGCTTGTCGGGTTGAATCCGGGAGTTGCCCCGAAGGTCGCCAATCGGCCTTGATGCTCCCACCATGCCTGCGATTTTTGCAATCCCCTTTTTACGGCGTCGGAAAAATCTGGATGAGCCTTCATCCATTCGTTGATGGTTTCGCGGCTCACGTCGCAGGCTTCTGCCATTCCGACCAGCGTTTCGCCTTCTTCGCCGACATTGACGACCACATCGCAGAACTCTGGCTTGTATTTGGTTGGGCGTCCTGCTGGCATGATTTCCCACTTTCATCTCGGGCAATGCGGCCCGGTCGATTTGGCGCACTGTATCAGGTTTGCGCGTTTTTGCAATGTCATGGCTTCATCGGTTTTTTTGGCGGTGCAGGCATTGGCATCCAGTGAGTTGGGTTTGTGATGGTGTAGGGCCACCATGCGCCGCCTTCGAAGTCCTCCCAGAATCCCGCGTCGATGATGTACCTAGATTGCCCCTCGGACCACGATGCGATGAGGATCGTCCCGACGATCGGCGCCGTCTCGATTGGTTGCCATTCGCTCATGCTGTGATCCTCTCCTGATGCAAACAGTGATGGCATATCACGTCTGCCTCGGTTGCGCTGATGACCTGCACAACCAGGCACGGCTCGGTTGTCTTGTCGCGCCATGGGCTGCACTTCGGGCATGTCTGGCGGTGGTATGTCGCGCCGGGTGGTGGATATATGCCGTGGTATCCCAGTTCGGGCAGGATCGGCCAAAACGCGGGCGCTACAGGGCTTCTGAAATCATTTCCCCGCCTACCCTTTGGTTGCAATCTCGCCCCCGCAGGCCGCATAGCCCGCCAAATCGCACCACGAGTCCAGGTTGCCGGGGTTGCCCTTGACGCGCGCCACCTTGAGCAGCGCCATCATCGCGGCCACGTCCACCGCGCCGATCTTTGCGCCCGTGTATGCCGTCCAGAATTCACCGATCAGCGTGAAATTGCGTTCGGGACTGCCATGTGTCGCGGCCCGGTCCTTGGTGACGTATTCGCTGGCCGTTGCCAGTATGTCGGCGGGGTTCATATCAACTGCTCCTGTGTGGGCTTGGGGGCGGCTTTCGATTTCTGCGAGCTTGGCGCGCGCATCAAACCACATTGCTTGCCCCCTTTACGATTGTCCATGCTTCGGTCCGCGCTGCCTTCGTCGCCCCGCTCATGCCTGCACCCCCGCCATCTGCAAAACCTCGCGGTATGGCACCCGGTAGGACGTGGCGACCTTGCCGAGGCGCTCCACGCTGCCCCCGGCCCGCTGGATCGCATCCGACAGGCCGGGTTGGTAGACGGGCGCGGCGGCGGGTTTCGCGGCGGGTTTCACGGCCCGCACCTTGGGCCCCACCTTTGACGCCATCGCCCAAGGCCTTGCCGACCTTGGCGCACGCGGTTCCAGGCCCAGCAGCGCGGCGCGGGGATAGATCGCACTGCGGCCCAGCCCGACAGCCGCCCCGATGGCAACGGACGTTGCGCCCGCCTCCCACATCTGCACAAACAGGCTATCGTCGATCGGCTTGATTGCGGTCATGGCTTCACCAGCGCATAGCGGCCCGTGATGGTGCTGTATGTCACCAGCCCATCGCGCAGCAGGGCGTCCAGAGTGTTATTCAGCCATGTCGGGCGGCTCAGGGCTTGGCGCATTTTTGCAGCGGTGTTGGTGCCGTCGCCTATCATCGCCAGCAACAGCGCCCGCCGATCAACGATACGGGCGCGGGCGGCGTTTTTGTCGGCCATCTGCGGCATTCGGCCCGGATATTCCTGCCCGGTGCCAAAGCGGGCGCTGCGCAGATCGCAATGGGCGCAAGGCGACAGGTTGCGCCATTCAGGTTTGCAGCAATTGGTTGGGATGATGGTCAGGGCGATCATACCCTCACCTCACGATTGCCAAAGCTGATATTCATGCCGGGGGGCGGTGCGGGCAGGCTCACGGGCATGAACACCCCATCCCGGCCACTCACCGAGCGTGACGCCTCAAGCAAAGGCATCTCCAGCGTGACAATGCCGGGGCGTCTGAACGGCAACGGCGCTGGGCGGTAGGCGAACTCGGGATGCGCGGCGCGATAGGCGCGGACCACTGTGACCGTCTTGCCCAACTGGCGGGCGGCTTCGGCGTCGGGCATGTGGATCACGGCGTCGTAGCGGTATGGCGTCGAATCTTGGTTTGTTTTCATTTTTTTCATGCGACCCTCCATACGTGCAGCACCCCGTCGATGGTGCGGGTGGTGAACTTGAAGTCGTGTTTCTTCTGGTACACGTTTGCATAGACCCTTGCCGCAGTAAACCTGTCTTGATCATGGACAAGGAAACAATCCCCAACAATCATTTTTGTAAATGGCCACGCGGGGTTTTCTTTTGGCATCGGCAAACCTTTAACTATTTCCATTTCAAGCCATCCTGTATGTTGATCTTATTCCTAAATTACAGAAAAGCGGTCAGTCGTCAACCCCAAAAATTGCTACACGGTCTTATGCGGCGGTGTGTAAAATTTTGGTTGGCTAAGTGTTTGGAAAGGCTTGAGAATTTCGAAGGTAGTAAAGATACACAAGATATCTATATCCTTCTTCTTCTTCTCCCAGAGACCCCTTAGGGCCTCTGGTGGGTCTTTTTAAGAGTGGTTAAGGGCGTGTATGTGTGAGATGCATAACACTAGGCTTTTTGGTAACGATTTCAACACGTTGCATTGTAAACCTAATGCAAAATCCGTAAATATCACGTGTATCATTTGACCCAAACCGCCACCTTTTTGCCGCGATAGGCCCGCGTGCCGGCTTGTTCGCGGATCATCCCGGCCCGTTGCATCTTGGCCAGGATCGGGGCCAAAGCGTCGGCCTTCATCCGCACCCGGTTTGCCAAAACGCCCAAAGTCGCCCCTTTGTCAGGGTCAATGAAGTTCATAATCCGCGCCGCAATGGCTTCCTCGGGGCGATCCTTGCCGTTGTCATTGGCGAAAACCAAGGCAATCTTGGCATCCACCTCGGCCCGCACATAGGCAAAGGACCACCGAACATGCTCGGCGCTACGGACACCATCAGGGATGGCCAAGATAAAGCTGACCTTGGCAACCATCTCATAAGCGCGGCGGATCATGGCAACCGATGCCTCGCCCGTATGCTCGCCCATCTCATCGGCATATGCCAGCAACCAGTCTGCAACCTGATCCAGCATGGTGTCCGCTTCCGGCGTTGTGGTGACTGCATCACGCTCCCCGGCGAACTCGATGCGAGCGCCAAAACCGCTATCAAACGATCCTCCTGTGTAAAGCTGTGACAAGCGGTTTGCCATGAAATCAGGGATGGGCGCTTTGCGAAAGTTCTTTCGGGCTGCCGGGTTGATGTCAGGCTCAGACACGATCAAAGCGCGGCCAACAAAGCCCTGTGTCGCGGTTTCCCCGTCCATCACCCCATCAAAGGTGCTGGGCGTTGTGAAGCCCATGACGCTTAGAAAAGGCCTCTCCAACCCTTCATCAATCATCCGCAACATGCGCTCAGCATGGGACGTGTCCCGCCCGTCATCTTGGGCTTTGGATAGCGCCTGCACATAAATCTTGCGCAGTTCGCGCTTGGTGTCACCCTGCAACAAAAGGCGGCTGTTGGCTTTGGAGTAGGCGGACATGATCGCGCCGAAAACACCCTCCAAATACGCAGCCCCGCCACGGCGCTGGGCGTTGCGAACCTTGCTCAAGAAGATGCCTATTTCATCGACGATGTAGTAAGCCGCCTGATGCTCGATCAGGTTGCGCATGATTTCTTGCTCAGACTTAATGCCGCCTTGCAGGGCATAGTGGACGCCTGCGGCATGGTGCAACTGCGCCATGGCCTGCTGCACGGCTTCCTTGCCTGTGGCGCTGGCCGCAACGCAAAATGCCAGCATATTCGCCGTGACCCCATCGCGGGTATCCTCATGCCGCAACCCCGCGATGTTGCCAACCGCAACAATCGCGCTGGCAACTGCCAAACGGCGGCGCGGGTACCGGCACTGACCGTCAATCCAAGCGGCAACCTGACCGACAAATCCGGGCGGCGAAAGCATATCCAAGCCGGAAAGCGAAAAAGGCGGGGCAATCTTGCCGTCATCCCTGGGCGGTTCAGGATCTTGCGGCGGCAGAAAGTCACTTTCAAAATCAGAAAAATCAGTCGTCATTGTTTTGCCGTCCATTCCAAAAACGCTTCCCTGTCACTTTGCGGCATGGCTTTCCACATCGCAGCCATGATCCGCTTTCGGCTTTTCATATGCAGAGGGGTCTCAGGCAGATGTCGAACTATTGCGGCCAAGTAGCCCTCCAGTTCCAGAGGCAATGCGTTTTGTGCCCACCAAGTCGCATCCTCCGCAATATCCAGCATCACGGGCAGCGGGTTGCCCATGCGCGCATCTTGCAAAACGGCGTCCATCATGGCGCATGTGGCCCATTCATGCGCCGCAATGCTTTCGCCTACCGCCACCATAGCGGCGTCCAGCTTTGGCATGATCATGGCGCAACGCCTTGGGATGGACGCAGATATGCAGCTAAAGCGTCCAGGGTCTTTTGGTGGGGGTTCTTCACCCGGCCTTTCTTTAGGGCCACAAGCGAGTTGTGATGAATGCCCGTTCGTTCCGATACGATAACAAGGTTTCGGTCCCTCAAAGCGTCGATGATTTCCTCAAGCGTCATTTCTGTTGATCCTTCCACAACGTCCTGTTGACATTGCAACAGTTTTGCCGATAAGGTCAAGGGGCAGGTTAGAGCGTGGGCACCTGCCCCACAGTGGCCAGTGGCCAGAAAGAGGAAAACATGAGCCTGATGGAGACAATCTCCACCCCGCAGGATCGGCCAGTATTGGTAACGATCTGCGGCGATAGCGGCATGGGCAAAACGAGCCTTGCCGCTGCATTTCCAAACCCCATCTTTATCCGTGCCGAGGATGGCTTGCAGTCCATCGCCATGGACAAGCGCCCGGATGCATTTCCGATGGTGGGCAATGCGCAGCAGCTTTGGGACCAGCTTACCGCGCTGATCCATGAGCCGCATGAATATGCAACATTGGTCATCGACAGCGTGACGGCATTGGAACGGATGTTCATCGCGGATGTGCTGGCCCAAGACCCCAAGGCCAAGTCGATCAACCAAGCCCTCGGCGGCTATGGTGCCGGGGTGTCTGCGGTGGCGGCAATGCACCAGCGTGTGCGCAAGGCGGCGGGGGTCTTGAATGACAAGCGCGCGATGCATGTGGTCTTTGTGGCCCATGCGGATGTTGAAACTATGCGTTTGCCGGACAGTGACGATTACATGAGATATTCTCTGCGCCTGCCGCCAAAGTCGATGCCGCCCTATGTGGACGATGTGGACGTTGTGGGCTTTGTGCGGCTGGTCAGCTTTACCAAAGGCGAGGACGGGGAACGCAAGAAAGCAATCAGCACGGGAGAGCGCGAATTGATCTGCTATGCGACTGCATCCAATGTTTCAAAAAACCGTTACGGCATTACTGAACCGCTTGAGTTCCACCCCGGCGAAAACCCGCTTGCCGCATGTATCCCCGCGCTGGCCCCGTTTGCCAGCATTCGCAACACCAACAAGAAGGAAGCTAACTGATGTCATTCTGGGATCTGAGCGACGGCGAAAGCGCAAAAGACACTGGCACTGACTATGAAGTGCCGGGCGGAAACCTTGCGCCGATTCCGAACGAAAGCGACGTGCTCGCCATCATTGACGAGGCAAAATGGGCCGACAAGGACGGCAACGAATACCTGTCCCTGCGCTGGTCTGTGCTGGAGCCTGAGCAATACAAAAACCGCAAGGTTTTTCACAAGCTGTGGGTCAGTGACACCGATCCCGGCGCGAAGGACGAAGCGGCGGGCATCAAAAAGCGCGACAAGGCGCGGCGGATGCTGGCGGCGATTGACGCCAATGCCGGGGGCAAGTTGGCTCGCAAGGATGGCAAGCCGTCCGATGATGATCTGGGCCTGCACCTGTGCAACAAGCCGATGATTATCAAGTGCATGGTGTGGGAAATTGAGGACCGGAAGACGGGCGAAACAATTACGGGTAACTGGGTTTCGGCGGTGGCCCCGAAGGCCAAGGGCGTTGACGTGAAGGCGGCAACTGAACCAGCCAAGAAAGCGGGCGGCGGCGGCGGCGGATACGGTGGCGGCGGCGGTCAGACGCAACAGCGCCGCGTTGAGATGGACGACGAAATCCCTTTCTAAGGCGCATAAAAAAGCCCGCTATCGGGGGTGAAGCCGATAGCGGACCACGGTCAGACATGCACGGAGGACTACCAAGTGCAAGGATTGCAGAACATGGAACAGAAGTCAACAGAGTGGTTTGCGGCGCGCAAGGGCCGGGTGACGGCTAGCACAGTCGGGGCAATCCTGGGGGTCGCGCCCTACATGACGCGGGCGGAAGCCATGCGCCGAATGGTGAGAGATGCCCACGGCGCGGAAAGCGAGTTTACCGGCAACATTGCCACCGAATACGGCAACCGCAACGAAGACGGCGCGCGGTCGGAATACCAAATGTTGACCGGCCACAAGGTCGAAACCGTAGGATTTATCGCCTATGAAGATTGGGCCGGGTGTTCACCTGATGGGCTAATCGAATGGGGCGGGTTGGAAATCAAGTGCCCCTTCTCAATGCGCGACGATGCGAAGGATTTTGCGCCACTGGATGACCAGCCGCACTATTACGCGCAAGTGCAGTTCAGCATGGTCTGCACAGGTCTTGATCGGTGGGATTTTTTCCAATGGTCGCCCAAGGCTTACAAACTTGAAACCGTTCTGCAAGACGCAGAATGGCAGGCGGAAAACATGCCGCGCTTGCGCCAGTTTTATGCGGAATATTTGGCTGAATTGGAAAAGCCGGATGAACACTTGGCGGCAAAGCGGGTTGAAATTGACACGGTGGAATCCGCCCGCATGGTTGCGGAGTGGGACCAACTGGCCGAGGCAATTGAACGGGCTGAGGAGCGCAAGAAAGACCTTCTGGCCGATATGGTGCGGATTGCCGGGGATCGCAACGCGGTATTCGCTGGGCGCAAGCTGACCAAGACTGAGCGAGCCGGGTCGGTATCCTATGCCAAGGCGCTGGCCAAGTATGCGCCTAGCGCTGATCTGGAACCGTTCCGGGGCAAGGGGTCAAGCTTCTGGGGGCTGAAATGAGTGTTCAATTGAAGGTTTCCCATGGCCTGCGCCCATATCAACAGGCCGCAGTTGACGCGGCCATAAACTGGATGCGGCAAAGCATTGATCCTTTCGTGATCGACGCCGCAACAGGGGCAGGCAAGTCGCACATCATCGCAACCATCGCGGCGGATATTAACAAGCGCACGGAAAAACGGGTTTTGTGCCTTGCCCCAAGCGCTGAGTTGATTACGCAAAACCGCGAAAAATATCTGGCCACGGGCAACCCGGCCTCGATATTCAGCGCCAGCGCCGGGGCCAAGGAATTAAGGCATCCTGTGGTTTTTGGCAGTCCATTGACTGTCAAGAATAAGATAAGCCGCTTTGGCGCTGAATATGGGCTGGTGGTCATAGACGAGGCGCATGGGCTAACGCCCACTGTGCGGGGCATCCTGGACGCTATGCGGGCGGCAAATCCCAACCTGCGGATATGCGGCTTGACCGCAACGCCTTATCGCTTGGGGTCGGGCTGGATTTACCGTGTGGGGCCGCAAGGGCAAGTGCATGGCGAGGATGTTGCGCGGGAACCTTTCTTTACCAAATGCGTTTATACGGTTGGCGCGCGTGATCTGATTGAGCAAGGCTTTTTGACTGAGCCTGTCATAGGCGGCACAATGGCCGAGGGGTATGACACCCACGGGCTGACCACGAACAGCCTCGGCAAGTTTGACGCGGACGCCGTTGACCGCGCCTACCACGGGCACGGGCGCAAGACGGCAGCCATCGTCGCGGACGTGGTGGCACAGGCAGCCCAGCGCCAAGGCGTGATGTTCTTTGCCGCTACGGTGCGCCATGCGCAAGAAATCATGGCAAGCTTGCCGCCTGAATTGTCGGTCATGGTGACGGGCGAAACGGGCAAGGCCGAGCGGGATAGCCTGATACGGCGGTTCAAGGCCAAGGCAATCAAGTATCTGGTCAATGTGTCAGTGCTGACAACTGGCTTTGACGCGCCGCATGTGGATTTGATTGCCATTCTGCGCAAGACGGAAAGCGTTGGGTTGTTGCAACAGATCATCGGTCGCGGGCTGCGGATATGCCCCGGCAAGACTGATTGCTTGATCTTAGATTATACCACGAACCTTGATGATCACTGCCCGGACGGTGATTTGTTTGCGCCCGTTGTGAAGTCGGGCAAGTTGGGCGGGTCAGGCGGGATTGTGGCGACATGCCCGATCTGCGCTTTTGATAATGGGTTTTCTGCGCACAAGGACTATCTGGACGCCAAGCTAGACGCGGCGGGGTATGTGCTGGATCTGGACGGGCAACAGGTCATGACCGAATGGGGTCCGATGCCAGGGCACCACGGGCGGCGCTGCATGAATATGCTACGCTCCGGGCCACGCGGCGAATACGAGAGGTGCGACTATCGTTGGACCAGCAAGGAATGCCCGCATTGCGCCGCACCAAATGACATAGCGGCGCGGTATTGTCGCGAGTGCAAAGGCGAGATTGTTGACCCGAATGACAAGCTGCAAGCCGATTTTAAGGCGTTGAAGCGTGACCCGACACAGATTCAAACAGACGAGGTTGTGCGGATGGAATGCAAACCGGGTATCAGTCGCAATGGAAACAAAACAATCCGCATTGAATGGGTGACGCCTTATCGCCAGTTCACAACGTGGGTGCAGCCCGAGGCGAAAAATTCGCGTGGGCTGCGGGACTATACCAAGTGGGCAGTTGCTACTGAAAAAGGCGAAATCATGCCGAAAACTGTGACGTATCGCAAGGACGCGGCAACGGGCTTCTTTTCCGTGTTAGGTTACAACGGAAAGGCCGACCATGCGCCAAACTGACATTGCCACGTTGATCAATGCCGGAGTGTCAGTGTTTGGCGACCTGACCTATCGCGGCAAGTGTCCCGCCGAAAGCGGAGAGCAAATGACATTCTTTAACTGGCTCAGGCGGGATTACCCTGACACTTGGGGCAAGTTGGCATTTCACCCGCGCAACGAAGGGTTAAAGGCCAAGGGGCAATTTGCCAGCGTCCAAAAGCACGCCGCTGAAGGCATGACGGCAGGCGTTTCCGATATTGTCATTCCTGGGCGGGTTTCATTCGTTTGTGAAATGAAGCGGCGCGACCATACACAAAGCACCTTTCAACCTGAGCAGGTCGAATACTTGATAGCGGCCCACAACGCTGGGGCTTTCTCCTGTGTGGCGCTTGGTGTTGATGCTGCAAAAGAGGGGTTCTTTAAATGGCTTACCGCCTAGCGCCTGATGTTCAAAAGCCGTCAGAGCAACTGTTTGATCTGTTGATGGGAAATATTGCTTGGAACGATGCCCCAGAAAGCATTCGATCATGGGCACAAAAACCAATTTACGACGCAGCCAAACAGATATTGGCCATGCCGGACAAGAAGGCGCGGCAACGGGCGCTGGCCAAAATTCCGCAGGCTTTGCGGCCACGAGTTGAAGCTGAGATTATGCGGTTGTATTCTAGCAGGTAGTTCTCTGATAGTTCCCCCGGCGTTTTCCGGTTAGCGCCTGTCCGCGCCGGGGGTCTGGGGGTCCAATACAAAACCGCTTTAGCGGTTGGTTGCGGCGCGCATTGCGTCGCCGATCCGGCCCCATGCCGAATTGATTGGGGGCGCAATCGCGGCACCAGCCGCCCCCTCGGTGCTGTCCGCACCCTTGCGGGG